AATCGCATTACAAATCCTTAAACATTGTAATAAGGGACTTTAAATGGCTTACCATTCACAGTCACGTTGATAAAGCCAACAGGATTTGCAGGCAAAGTTCCAGACCCAGAGGTGGCCGTTGCGCTACTACTGAAGTTTACCAAATTTAAGAAGAATTGTTGCCATGCCCGTGTAGGTCTTTTTGTCATTGGCTCTAAAAATTCTGACTGTGGGTATGGATTGATCTGCTGTGAGGAGGATAGTCCTGTGGCCATTAATTCTCTCCCTGACTCGCTTTGAGGTTAGCGGACACAATAACCGCGTTTACGGGGTCGCTGATTGACACTTCGTAAATTCTGTCACGAGCAGTCCCCAAACGCCTCCAAATGGCACGATTGCGGTATTTTCCTAGCTGTCCAATGCTCACCCAATACTCACGCGACCAAGTCGATCCACCATCATTTGACCAACGCAGCATGGCTTGAGGGTTAGTTGTGGTGGGTGAATTCTGAGTAATCTTGTCACCAAGAATGTATACGGCATCAGGGCCAATCGTGAAAGTTGCAGTCGAGCCGATGTAATAAGTCGAGCCAATGTAAATTTCGTTGTTGAAATAAACCTCAGTCGACAGACCCGTAGTTCCAACGCCAGGCTGAAACTGAATCTGCAACTCGTCAAAATACTGTCTTTGAAGGTCAGTCACCAAGTGAGGGGCGCGTCTTAACCTACGGATAGTCTGGCCATCATCCGTGAAGTTGGTGCGGTCAAGCATGTAGATCTTGCCGTTGTCGTAGTCACCGACCAAAACCATGCCCTGAAACAATGTGCAACAGTTACCGCGGTGGCGCTGATAAACGCCTTGGTCGTTCAGATAAAGCCACTTGTGCCACATCTGAGTAGCAACGTCATAAACCCATGTAAGGTTTAAAGAGGGGAACGTCACCACATAACATTCGTGACCCTCAAGCTGATAAGTCCACGCAATAGCGTCAGAGATGTTTTGGTTTGCCAAGGTATTCTCAACCGCGTGAGTGGAAATCCTCTCAGGGATATAACCATTCATCTGCATGATCTGTGCTTGACCACGAGAATTGCGTGAAACGTAAGCAAACGAATTACCAAGACGCGACAAGGAAAACTGTGCGCCTATGCCGTGTTGGGTTGAAGTGCCAGGGATTCTCTGAAACGGAAACGGCACAGCGCCCACATCTGTCCACACCTCAGATGAAGCCTCACCCATCAAATAAACTTCGCGGTGGTCAACAATCAAAGCCACCAATTTATCGGGCGCAGCGTCTTTTAACGCATAACTTGTGGAAGCCGACAAAGGGCTTAGAAGGTCAGATGCACCCCACTCCTGAGTGCCAGGGTCGTTGTAAACAAAATAATTGTCCACAATGTCAATCGTATTTCCACCGCTAAACGCTCCGTCTGACGATGGCAAAACAGAGAATGACAACGCATAAAGTGTTCTTGAGGCAATTGATTGAGTGGCGCTGATTGTGTAAGTACCCGCGCCACCAGTTCCAGTTCCCAAAGCCGTGATAATCAGATTGGCAGAAACACCCGTACCAATGATTGTCTGGCCAACATAAAGAGTGCCACTTGTCACGGCAGTCACAGTTAAAGTCGTGCCTGACATTGAGCCAGTAAACAAACAGCCCACAGTAGCCGTATTAAGCTGTTCAGCGGCCACAGTTTGCGATAAATTGACTGTGTATGTACCTACCCCGCCTGTACCCGTTCCGAGGGCTGTAATGACTGTTTCAGGGGTTATTCCGATACCATAAACAGATTGCCCAGCGGCCAACACTCCGCTACTGACTTGAGTCACAGTCAAAGTTGTGCCGCTAATTGAGCCTGTAAAAATTGCTGTGGAAGGATTAGAAATTCTCCATGTGTAGCGATAAGCACCATCCACAATGTTAACGTTAATGCCGTTGTCAGATATGCCAACGCGACCAGAATTGGAGTTTAATAGTCCAACAACGGATGGTGTCAGGTTAGAGCTTAAAACATAGACATAAGGCCCGCACACGGCAATCATTTGCTGACCGCCCGACAAGGTGCGAACACCGCGGACTTCTTGGGCGTTTGAGAAAACTACTTTTGTAGTAAGACCTGGCGTTGGGTAAAGCGCAACCACCCCGCGATTGCCGCCCTGTTTTAAAGGGTCAATTTCAGGAAAGAAGTTAATACACTCCTGCGATTCTTGGTAGATCGAAGGTGCTTCGTAACTTGGGCCGACAAAACCAAAATCTGCCATTATTTATCCTTAACGCAAGAAGCCGCCTGATAAAATCCAGCCAGCGTCTTTTGCACGACCCACAAGCAACGCATCCGCATACTGAGCAGTCTGTAGAGGCCCCATGTTTTTGCGCTTGAGCGTGGCTTTACCTTGCCCTGCAAATTTTTGAATCATCGCTATTTGCGTTGGTGAGGCTTTGCCGTACATGGGCATCAATCGCTCTGCTAAACACCACCTAATGGCCATTGAATAGCCTTGTGGCAGCACAATCGGGGTGTTCAGGCTTTCATAGCGACTAAAGATCGTGTCGGCAAACAAGTGCATTTCACCCTGAGATGGGTTTGGCCACACAAACAAGTTGCCTGAGTCTTCACCAGGGTTAAAGTAAACCGCTTTTGGCCAAGGGCCGTTCAGCGTTTTTAAACCAATTAGTTCGTATTCCTGAAGCGTTAAAACCGACACAGGATAGTCAAGGCCACCATTGGTGATGGGCTGGCCATTTGAGTAAGTGTTAATCCTGACAAACGCTGAGTTCAGGTTTAGTGGCTTTTGGTAGTAAGCCGTAATTGCTGTAGAACCAATTGTTTGGTAAGTGTTTAATTGGTATGTACCAACTTCATTCACGTTACCGCCTGCGCCTGTCAGGAATTGTGTAATCTTTGTTCCCGCAGCGATGCCAGTTCCACTCAAAGTCTGACCTTGAGCAATAGCGCCTGATGTAATGCCTGTGACTGTTAAGACGTTACCCGTGATTGAGCCTGTAAAAGCCGCGCCAATGAAGTTAGCGGTGCTTGGATTTGGGCCAATTGTGTATTGGGTTTGACCTGAAATGATCGGAAAAATGATTTCGGTGAAGTTAAACACCATCATTTCTTCGTTCGACCATTGATCGAGCATGTCGTTCAGCATATCAAATGCGTCTTGAGCCGCTTCAGGCGTTGGTGTCTCGCCGGCTTCCAAAGCGCCAATGTCTTTTAGCGCCCTAGAAACAATGTCAATTGGCATTACCATGATATGTCCTTAAACAGTAAAAGTGCCAGGCATCCACGGAAGTCCTGAACGCTGTGGGTTTTTAAGCGCATTTAGCTGCTTTTCTAGGTTAGATTTTATGCTACTTACCCCGTCAACGATAGAGGCATCCTCAATCCATTGCACAATCATTTCTTTGGTCACTTGGTCGTATGGCGTCACCATAGTTGGAGAGTCAAAGACCCAATGTCCTTCAGACGCAATTGAGTATTGATCGTCATTCAAAGTGACTTTGTAACTAGCAGACAAAATCAGGCCATCGAGTGATGGCGCATCCATAATGTCCCAAACGTAATTCATGCTGAAGCCCAAGGCGTACCAGTAGCCTTCACAGGATTCTTCAGCAAAGCAATTTGAGCCGCCAATGAAGCCTCTGTCGCTGACTTGTCAACAGCGTTCCACACCCACTCCAAAACAGTTTCTTCTGTCAGGTTTGCGTAGGGTACGGCAGGAGTGCCTTCAGGCCATGAGACTGTTGCGTAGGCAGAGGCAGAGTGTTCTCCATCTACTGCTGTTGCTGTCCAATGGGCAGTTGTGACAAAGCCTGTAGCTACGTCACGATCAAGGGTTGAGATTTTCCAAGTGGTAGTAGTCATGATTTTCCTTTAAGTTAAATGCCAGCGTCTGCTAAGCGTTTACGAAGTGATTGAATTTCCTTGACCAACATTGGGACAAGTTTTGAGTAGTCCACAGCCATCATTTGTTCTGTGTCTTCTGGTTGATGTACTGCTTCAGGTGCAACAGTTACAAGTTCTTGAGCGATAAAACCTGCACGTTGGTGTGTTTGGTCTGTTTTCCAATCAAAGCTACGAACCTTTAAAGAATCAATTACGCTTCCAAACTCAGGAGCATCAACAATGTTTTCTTTTAGGCGTTGGTCAGATGTAACATTAAAAAGAACTGCTGATGTACCAGATTGAGTAATTGAGCCGATGTTAGATCCATTGTAAATAAAGTAAGTGTAAGCAGTACCACTTACAGTTCCATTTATATGGCGTTGAACAACAGTCGCCCCTTCTTTTGTCCAGCCGTTATCGTTACCAAAACCTGTACTCGTAGTCCCCACCAGCAAATTACCACTAGCATCCAGAGTCATTGCCTGAGTAAAGGTAATGGCGTTTCCTGCTGTGCCTGATGGGGCGTTGTACCAACTGTGTGTTGAATTTGTTTGTTGATAATACGTTGCACCATAGGTTGTTTTATATTTAAACGCCCCATCGTAATAAGCATTTTGCACAACATC